CCAATATTAGCTCCCTTGCGTCCAGAAGACTCTCAAAGGAACAGTAAGATAAGTTTTGATGTTGGGCCTGCATCTGCTGATCATGCTCCTTCTGTAAAGTCACAAGGTGTTTTAGGACAGATGGCTGGTAGTCGTGCAGATGAAGTAATTGCTGATGATGTGGAAGTACCAAATAACAGCTTTACTCAACCGATGAGAGACAAATTAAGTGAAGCTGTTAAAGAATTTGATGCAATCCTTAAACCAAACGGTAAAATAACCTTTCTAGGAACACCACAAACAGAACAATCTTTATATCTAACCCTTGAAGAGCGTGGATATACAACACGCATATGGACTGCACGTTATCCAGAACTAAAAAACAACTACGGAGATAGACTTGCTCCTAAGTTAGCTCAAAGGCTATCAGAAGAGCTTGTAAAGCCTAAAGATCCTGTTGACCCTGATAGGTTCTCATCAATAGATCTCATGGAACGTGAGGCTTCCTATGGACGTTCTGGGTTTAGTTTGCAGTTCATGCTAGATACTAGCCTTAGTGATCAAGACCGTTACCCTCTCAAACTATCAGACCTGATAATCTCCTCTGTTAACCCTGATCATGCACCAGAAAAGGTAATCTGGTCATCTTCCCCCGAGTACGTCATCAAAGAATTACCTTGTGTAGGTTTCAATGGAGACCATTTCTACAGACCTGCTCAACAATTTGGTGACTGGATTGAATATACAGGCTCAGTCATGTTCATTGACCCCTCTGGTAAAGGTAGAGATGCCACAGGATACGCTGTTGTAAAGATGCTTAACGGTAACCTCTACGTTCCTGATGCAGGTGGACTAAACGGTGGTTATTCAGACGCTGTATTAACAACATTATCCAAGATAGCTAAGACAAATAAAGTTAATACCATACTCGTTGAATCTAATATGGGTGGTGGTATGTTCGCTGAACTGTTAAAACCCTTTCTTCTCCGCTATCACCCCTGTGAAGTACAAGACGTACGCAATACAAAGACTAAAGAACTACGCATAATAGACACCCTTGAACCTGTTATGAACTCTCACAGGCTCATAATAGACCGCAAAGTCGTAGAAAAAGACTACAGATCCAACCCCAACGAAGCACCAGAAAGAAAACTAAAACTACAACTCTTCTATCAAATGTCTCGTATAACAAAACATAGAGGTTCTTTAGTACACGATGACATACTTGACGCTCTATCAGGTGCAGTAGCCTATTGGACTGAGTACATGAACCAGGATGAAGACCGTAATATCAAATCCAGAAAGGATGAATTACTAAGAGTTCACTTAGATAACTGGGGGTCTTACCTAAATAACACCGTCACTCAAACTGCACTCGGTATGTCCCCCACTCAGATAAGTAATTCTAATGGAAATACCGATGGATTTATAAGCAACACTTATTAGGTCGTACTTGTAGATAAATACTCCCACCTTGTAGAGATAAATCTCTACGAAAGGGGGGGATTATAGGGGGGGATAGCGACCATAGATAATTAAAGATAATAAAAGACCTAAAATAAGTAGATAATAGATGGTAAATAAGCAGATAAAAGATAAGAAATAAGACTACATAAGCAGAAAATAAGCAGATGATAGTTGTTAATAGTTGATACACAAGACTAACCGCCTACAGCAACCTAAAATAAAATATATAAGATCCCTATAAGACATCTCTGGGCAGTCTATAGGGATCTTATAGATACTTATAGATAACTCTTATAGATAACCATAGATACCCATAGATATCTTTTAGTTACCCTATAGATAACCTATAATTACTCTTAGGTATCTTTAAGTAACTCATAAATTAGGTCTAAAATAATTTTGGAACAAAAATTTGAAGGGTTTACGCATATATACAAAAACAAAATTTACCCCTATACATAGACTTTTTTCTGTGGATTTTGTCTTAAGTCTTTGTAAATAGTTGATATGATTGACTTCTTACTGGACTTATAATCCAGTAAGTAGGTATTTAGAGTCTAATTGTTACAAAATGTTAAGATTTTCTTATTTCATTTCATCGATGCCCACCACTGGTTAATACTGTACACAGTACTAGTTATCTAATAGATAGCAGTACTAGTCCTAGAACCTTTGACAATTAAATGACACTTACTGTCTTTGTTGGTCTTGTGAATCAGAAGACTAAAACTTAAAGAATCCTTAGAGCCTTTCAATAAGGTTCTAAAGATTCCTTAAAAATCATCCAGGTAAAAATTTATCCTGGAGGAATCTAGCCCCAGAACTTATTAATCAAATGATTACTACAACAAACCAAAAGGAACAGTTAAAAAAGTTTTATGATGCTTTTAATATTGAACCTTGTGGACATATCTCATTAAAAGAGGATCAAAAAGAAACTTATCAAGATTTTGTAAGAGAGTTACATGATGATGAATTATCCAATAATTGGCGTTATGAAATCATTACTGATCTATTGCAGAACTTTGTTAATGAGTACGACCAAGACGACCTAGAAGATGTACTACATGAGATAACAGACTCATTAGTGGATGTTTACAACGCTGATCTTATTAAATGGGTTAGTGATGATATATCAAGAGGTTTCTTTACTATTGGAGATTTAGATTGTGTTGAAGATCCATCATTAAATACTTTTGATTTAATCAGAATTTCACAATACAACGCTATTTATTCAATGGGTTATAAGATATTAAATCATCAATATCAATCTTTTGAAGAATTCCATGAACAAAGAGTTCAAGAAGAAATAAAGATTGAAGATGAAGGCGGATGGACTGACCATTTAAGAACTTTAAATTAAACCTTTAGACAATCCCTTAAAGCCTCTGCGGAGGTTTTAAAGGATTCTCTTAATAGAGGATCTTAGTAGTTGTTTACAGCTACAAATACTGCCCAGTAACTAATTATTAATTATGTCTAACGAATCAAAAGACACAAAATGGAATTTTCCTAAATGTATTGTATGTTCAAGAGATCTTGAAGATCTAGTAGATGAATTTAGTAATCGTCTAGCTAGTGAATACGAAATTAGCGGTGTCGACTGGTGTGGCTCAAGAGTAGTTATGTTGTATCACCTTAAAGATGATGCAGAAAAAGCTATTGACATACCCGAAGACTTATTTGAAAGATGTAAAGCTTTTGTAAGCCGTAAGCGTAGTCTTAAAAAAAGATTGTTTATTAGGAGGGAAGACCCTGGTTTAGGTATCTATATACCTGAGATAGACAATCCTGTAAAAGAATCAGGTGGTATTCCAGACGGTGTTATTCAATTATCTAAATCTTAATTATGACTAACAACCACCAAGAAGACAGCTTAAAAGCTGCTAGGCGTGCAGAAGCTGAACGTATATGGTTTGCAAATGAAGCCACTGACGAGGAGCTTTTAGAGGTCTATAAGTCTTTAGATGTTAAGGAGGAAAAATTTAAGGATAATCTTGAACTATTAGATTTTCCAGAAGAAAATTCAATAGGTTGGAGATTAGCTCAAGAGATGACAGAGGAGGATCTTTAATTATGTATCTTGTTAAAACTTTTTCAGCGTGGACTACTTTTGATGATCAAATCTTAAATGATAAAGAATTAAAAGAATATAAATCCTACGCTAAAGATCAACAACTATTAATTGAAGTTGAAGAAATAGAGCCTAGTTAATTCTAGGCTTTTTCTTCTATCTTTTTTTATTTTTTATTATTCCTGGTCGTTATTATCCTTAGCGAAACTTTAAATGAACCTATTAAGAATTTTTTTGATATGAATTTTTAACAGGTTCTTTTGAACCTATTGTCCCAGATTTTTATTTATCAAATGGAAACTAAAATTAAAGACCATGAACAGGCATATTTACATGCTTTAGTACTGGCTATTACCGCACCTGATGATGCCCTATCTCAAGAATGTATACAGATAGCAGAGTCTATAGGTTCTCAGCTAACAGAGAAGCAGAGAGACCTATGTAGGAAGGGTGTAGAAGTATGTATGGAGTATTTAAAATGAAACTAAGTAACAGTCAAAGTATCCCTGTTGAATATTTAAAGGGAGCTTGTATCTTTTTATCCGAAGGGGATGAAGGGAGATATATCAAAGAAGTGTGTGTAGACCTGGAGAAACATTCTATTATCCTGATTGATGATGAGGGTAATGGAATGTATTGGGAGTCTTTACAGCATGCAGAGATCCAGTTCCAGGGAGGTAGGTGAATGATTGATACTGATAAAAAACTATTAGAACTTATTAAAAGAGTTGAAGATTTAGAGAAAGGTTACAAGCAACTTTGCAAACAACATGATAAAAACAAGCAACTTTTTTTCTTGTTAAATGAGATGCAAGGTAAAGCCCAGAAGATAGGCTTAGCAACTGCTAAAGAGATAGACAAAATTAATGGTAAAGATGATATTTTTAAACACAATATTGAATCATTAATTAACTTGTTTGTAACTATGGATGAAAGAGTTACTGATTTGGAGAAAGCCAATGAGTGATTATCCATACAGTCTTAATGCTATTGCTAGTCATTTAAGAGAATTATCTTTAGAGTTATCTAAGTTATTAGATATTAGCCATGATGACGCATGGGAAATGTGCATACAAAAACTAGATGATAAGTTTTTAACAATGGATAGGGACAAATGAAATATACAAAACAAGAGCTAGAAACAATAGTTCCAATTAAAGGGACTCTAACAATTAACTTTGAAACTGCTTGTGCTATTAAAACA